ATAATGATTGAGGTTGGTCAGATGTTCCAGCAAATACTAATCGTTGTTCAAAAAAAGTTACACAACTAGGATGTCCAGTTGTATCTGAAAATGCACCTAATGCCCAGTCATCAGTTGCCGAAGCAGAAGATGGAGCAACAACAGATGTAGCTACAACTACTGTTGGTGATGTGTATGCTGTAATTTTATAATGACCATCTTTTAAATGAACTAATCTTCCAACATCAGTTGTTAACCAGCCTTGATTATTATTAACACCAGTTGTTGATGATAAAGTTAAATTTCCGCTAGAACCAACTGCAGTATGAGATGCGGTCATGGTTGTAGATGTTGTATTGTGATCTTGAAAAGGACCATTTTGAAAATCAACTTCAGTAAGTGTCCAGGCAGTATGACCTGTTCTTGATAATTTTCTCACCGAATGATTAGGATGACAAAGGTACATAACATCAGCAGATTGTGCAAATTTAATATCAAATAATTCAGCTTCTAAGTATGGTGAACTTATTTCATAAGCTGAACCTCCAGAAATAATTTGACCATTGTCTTTATAAAATCTGATATATTGATTGCCAAATTCTAAAATGTAAGTTTGTGTAGTTGAAAAAGAAAAAGGAATTAATCTTGTATCTTTAGAGCTATCTTTAACTTCTGCCACATAATGTGTTCCTGGTCTTCTTGTTACAGGACCATGAGGTTGAACCACAAAATTATTAATTTTTTTTCCAGATGAAAAATATTTTTGAAAATCTGTTCTACCATCCATACGTGGTGATAATTGACCTGCAGTAAAGCTGGGTACTGATACAAGGGTCTTTGGCATTTTATAACCTACTATTTATAAAATCTTCTGAAGAAATATTATCTGTTACACCTAATGTTGCATCTGTATTATAACCTTCACCTGCATCAGCATGTCTTGCTTCAGATAATTTTAATTGATATTTTTCTGCCATTCTTTGTTGTAATGTAGCATTAGCAGTAACCGCATAGGCAATATCAGATGCTAAAGCAGCAGCAATGGTTTCTCTTAATAAAACATCCATTTCATTTGGGTCAGTAATTCTAGCAATATAAATTAATTTAACACTTGAGTCGTTAGTTAAAATTTTACGTCCTTCAATTTTATAATTTGAGTCATAATTTTGAATACTTAAAACTCTTAAACAATCAGAGGGTAAGGTATATTGTTTAGCAAAACCCCAATCTGGGTTTGTAGTATCTGCAGCTAAAGTTTGTCTTTTAATGGCTGAGTTCCATGGGTGTGATCTTAGGACACTATCTTTAACTGTTTCGTATCTTGCATTACACAATCTACCATTTTTAGAATTTTCTGTTAAAGATAAAATAGTTGAAGCACCTAATTGATTAAGTGCTGAGTTACAAATTTCTATTACACTAGCCATTTTTTTTGTTCTCCTTAATTATATACTTCCTTCTTATGGTTCTACCTGTTTCTAATGCAAATAATTCTTTTTCGGTTTTTTCATATTTTGCATCAAAACCATAATGTATTTTAGCAGTATTTTTAAATCTATCTACTAAAACATACCTATACACATAATCTCCCTTTTTGAAATGCAATACAGGTTTTAAATCTTTTATTGTCTTCATAAGTAGCAGGGGGATTGCTCCCCCCACTAAGCTAATTATTACTCGTTACAAGGTATTTGTACTACTTTTTCTTCTTCCATTCTAGTAGCACCAATTGCCATAGAATAGTAAACTTGAGTAGCATAAGACTTGTCATTTCTTTCATCAATTCTAGCTTTAACATCAGAACCGATTGCTAATTTTACTGCATCTTCAGTAAACGCAAAGCATAATCTGTCGTCTGTGTTTGTAGCATCGAAATTAAGTCTAGTAGACATAATGAAGTTGAAACCCATAAATGAGTTAATATCACCTTGAGCTAAAGCTTTAACTGTATTGAAGTCAGAGCTTTTTACTTCTGTAGTATTTAACAAATCTTGGATTTGTTTAGGACCACAAACAAGGTATCTCTTAATTGATGGGTCTACATCGTTATTATCTAAGATGAATTTAGCTGATAATAACTTAGCAACAGTTAAACCGTCAGTTTGGTTTGCTGTAGAAGTTTTTTGAGATGAAGGTAAAGGAACAGCAGTTCCTCCAGCAACACCTGTATCAGCTGAACCACCTAAAGCAGTAATGATAGTATCATCCATACTTCTACCCATAGCAGCAGCCGCAGCTTTTGCATAAGATGAAGTTGGGTCAATTAACATTCTTACTTTGTCTAGGTCGTCAATCAAGTCAGCCCACTCAAAATCTGATAAGCTCACACGTCTTCTAGAGTGTGGGGTATCAATTCTTGGTGTATTTCCGTGCCTTGTTGTTCTAGCAACAGCTGCAGTAACACCGATTTGGTCAAAGAAACCATTTTTTCCTCTGATCGTTTCGACATCAACAGCTGGTCTTAACTTACTCCCCATTTGTTGAGCAAGCATAGTAACATTTGAAGAATATTGTTCTACAAATGATTGTTCTACTAAAGTTATAGACATAATTATGTCTCCTTTTTTGTTGTGTTAATGTTAAAAATAATCGGTTGATTGTCCTTACGGGTCGTCCTAGATTTTAAACCTCTCGGTCTTTTGTCTTTCCAAAATGCCAAACGGGTCTTTCGATTATCCGCTATATTCAATTTACTACTGTGATTTTAATTTCAAAGCAAGTAAATCTTGAACCTCTTGAACAGCCGCTGCATGACCTGGATGGTTTTTAGACCAGTAAGCAGAACCAGGTTGTTGTAATTCTCTGATTTGCTTGTCTAATTCAGAAGGGGTCATGTATTGTGGTCCTTGTGCTGCTATTAACTTATCTTCACCTAATTCACCAGCTATATTAGCAAAAGCTTTAATAAAATCTGGATGATCTCCAATTTTAGTTCCATCAGACAAAGTTAAATGTGCAAAATTTTCATTAAGATATTTATTAGCAACTACATTTGCTTGTTTAACTTTATTATCAAATGCAGCACCCCATTCTTTTTTTAAAGATTGTTCTGCGTTCATACGTCCTTGTTCTGATTTTGAATTTAAATCTTGGATATAATTTTGCGTCATATCATTATAAAAATTCATAATTGCTTCTGCCTGTTTAGGTAATAAACCATTTTTATGCGCAATATCTTTAAAACCTTTAAGAGCATTTTCATCAATATTTGAATTGTCTTTAAGATTAAATTCATAAGCATCTGGACTTTCTGGTCTACCCAGTTTGTTGTAAACTGCTTGCCAATCTTCGTCTGTTGCATATTTATTTGGAACAGGAATTTTATCTGAACCAATCATCTTTTGTGCATGGATATAAGATTTAACTAAGCCTGGAATATCTTGAATACTCTCTAAAGCTTTTTCACTTTTTAAATCATCTGGTAAATTATCTTTCCAATTTGCAATTTGTTCTTGTATTGGTGGTGTATTGTTTAACTCTGTAACATTATTATCAGACGGTTGTTCCGCTACCTGGTTTTCGCTACTCATTTTGTTCTCCTTTAGGGTTTTTATTTATTATTGATTTAATGAAAAGAACTACTTGTCTTTGTCCTTCTCTATAAGATGTTTCGTGTGGGTCATTTGAAAATGAAGTGTTATGCACGTTACATCTTTTTTCTAAGTCTTCTAAAATAGTTTTACCATCTTCAGACTTAAAAATTCTTTGATATGTTTTTGTTAATTCAGTTATATCTTTTCTATTCACTTAAAACCTTAGCCAATGGTGCAGCTTTGTTTGCTAATTCTGCTTGCTGCATTTCTTGTTGCATTTCTTGTTGTTGCATCATTTGATTTTGTTGTTCAGCTCTAATTTGTTGAACTTCACCTTTTGATCTTAAAATTTTTGCAGGAATACCTAATACATCTTTAATATGATTAACCAAATTATCTGTATCTAAGTAATCAAAAACAGGAGCAATATTTTGTAAAGACCCCATAATTTCAATACCTCTCATTAAAGAATTTAATTCACCAGTTTTCTGAGCTTTAGCAAGTGGAGATACATATTCAATTTCAATATTTTGATTACCAATAAAATCTGGAATTTCTTTAAATTTATTATTTCTAAGTAATATATTAAAACATCTTGTGATTAATGGCTGTAATAATTCCGATTGAAGTCTACCAAGCACGGGACCTAGTATTCTCATTTTTTCTTCATTCCGTTGAATAACTTCTGTTGCAGTCATCTGTGGTCCTTGTACGGAAATTAGTTGGTCAACAAAAAAGTTTTGTCTGATTGCGTCTCGTCTTTGGTCTTCCATCTGAATACCCACAGGATTGTTTGCACCAATATTTAATGGTTCAATTCTTTCTCTGGTTCCAGCTCTGTAATAATTTAATCCTCCAGGCACCGTTCTAATTGGCATCAGAAAGCCATCATCAGGAACCATTAATGGTGGGTCGATTTGTTTTTGTGCAGCTTTAATAGAAGTTTTAGACATTAAATTTAACATCTTAACATCTGGTAATGCGTTCATTGCTGGACTTCTACCGTATGTTTCGTTTGATGATTTTAAATATCTAGGAACTGCATAAGGAAATTCTTTAAAGCCTTTTTCAGATAATAAAAAACCAGAGTCTTCATGAACATAACAAGAAACATATTTATTATTTCCATATTCTGTTGAAGGGTAAACACTATGAATAATATTTATATTATCATATGGAGCATTGTTAATTTTTTTTTCTAATTCTTCTGGCAATTGAACATTTGGAAAAGCATTGTAAATGTTTTTAGCTTGCATTTTAAATTTACGAGTTAAGCTATCAACATTACCTTTTTCGTTTTCAGTTATATAAATTTCTGAAATATGAATATTTTTAAATCTAATTTCATTCTCATCATCTTCTGCTATAAATAGAGCTGCTGTACCAAAAGCAATTAGATCATGGTATAATTCAAAAATTTCTTGTTGGAAATTACTTCTATTAAAAGCTTGATTTAAAACTCTAGTACAATCTTCTAACCATTCCATTGCTTCATCTTCTTGGTTCAATTCATCATTTTTGTATTTTAAATAAAACCATGGTGAAACTGTATTGGTTAACATACCATGTAAAGATGCAGCTAATAATTCTAAAGCATGAGTTGCTGTACCATCGAAAATTAATTCATGTCTCTTATCACCTTTACTTCTATTCTTAGTAATATCTGCTTTTCTAGGTAACATATAATCAGCAACATCTTGCCAATGACTTTCCCAATTTTGTCTTTCAGTTCTAAGAGAAGCATATCTCTCTAATATCATTTTTGCTTTAGGTGTTACTTGCATTTATTCCTCCTAACCCAGCAAAGTTTTTTTTGCAACAATTGGTGAAGTGCTACCTAAACCAGTTGTACTCGTTAATATTGTTTGTTTTCTACCACGTTTTTTAACAGCAAGCGCTTCTTGTGCAGCAGTTCTTTCTGTATCAAAAGCAGCAGTTGATAAACTCATTTCTGAAGTTGTAGGTCCAGCAGGTGCTTGATTAACAGCTGCTTGTTGTACTTGACTTATAATTCTTCTATCATCACGTCTTGATGTTTGTGGTACGGTTCTTCCCATAGCATCTAAGGTTCCCATACCTCTACCTCTCATATAACTTTGAAAATCTTCTATCGAACCTGCATAGGCTTTACCTGTTATGGGATTAGTTTTGCCAATAACATTTTTTGAATAATAAGCTTTATTAACTTCAAAACCTTTT